ACATAGTAAGGCTCCTGAAACTGTAAAGTGGGAAAAATTTTGTGGTTTTAAGGAATACTCAGGAGACTTAAACGCTGATTTAAGAAAAGTAGCTCTTTCCTCTGCATTATGTATTCTTTATGCGCCAGATGGTCAAAGAGACAGCTACTGTACTGCGATTGCTGGCGTACTACTAAAGCACACTAATTGGGAAGAAGATGAAATTAATACTTTTGTATATAATATTGCAGTAGCTTCAAATGATAGTGAAGCAGAAAAAAGAAATTCAAAAGGTTCTAGTGGTAAAAAAGCTAATAGAAAGCTGGGTATGCCAAAACTTGCTGAAATTATTGGTTGTTCCACAAGAACTATTGCAGAGTTATTTAGTTGGGTTGGAGTAGAATATGCAGCAGGAAAAGAAATTGCACAAGAATCAATTGGGGACATTATTGAGTATGGTTTTGATAGGTACGTAGTTAAGGTAAATGCTTTTGTTGATGGAGTATTAGACGAAAAGAAAATTACAGTGGATGGTCCAACACTCATGAATCAAAAAGCATTTTATGATGCAGTCATTATACAGGCATCAGTTTGGATTCCAAAAATGAAACCTGCAGATTTTGAAACAATTATGAGAAAGAAATATGAAAACAGAACTCAATCAGAAGATCGTGACGAAGAAGCAGATGAAGATCTTGTCTTTATAAAATATTTTAGTCAGTACATTAAAAAAGAACAAGCTTTTTCAGATAAAACAAATTTACTTGTTTACAAACGCCCTCATTTTGATATGGTAAAAAGTTCTTTAGAGTTTAATTTAAATTCTTTTGAAGATTTTTTAGTAGAAAGAAAAATTAATATTAGAAGAGTAGATCTCGTTATGAAAGTTCAAGATATATTAAAAGCTAGTAAACACAGAGGAAAAGTTAATAATAAATCCTGTGTATCTTGGAGAATTGAAAATTATAAAGTAGAAAAAGATGATTTAGTCATTGATGGAGACTATGAAGAGATCAAAGATTCAGAAAGGATAACAGATGGAACCTAGATTTGTCGTTGGACCTCCAGGGACAGGAAAAACACATACGTATATAGTTCATAATATTAAGGACCGTATTGCGGAAGGATATGATGCCTCTAGGATAGTTTTACTTTCTCATACAAACAAGGTGGCTGAGTTGCTTTTAAATGCAATACTAAAAATTAAAGAAATAAAAGAAGGAGAGTATGACGAAGAATTTTTTAGAGACCGCATATGTACTATTCATCACTTTTGTAAGAGTAAACTTCCAAAAGGTAGAGAAGTTATTGCTGACAATAATTGTCGTGAGCACATTCAGAATTTGAAGAGAATAAATACGCTGTTTCGTCATTCAAAACCAAACACCCTTAAGCAACATAGCTTCTTTAAATTTATCAAAGACGCGCATGGTAATGGAAGATCATTAGAAGAACATTGGAATCATCCTAATACAGATAAAGAAGAATACAGTCCTTACAAAATTTCCGACTTAGAAAAATTAGAAGATGTATACAAGACATACAAAGGTAGAGCTATATATGATTTTGCAGACATGATAGACAATTTTAATGATTTAAATGAAGAATGTGATATTGATGTTTTAATGGTCGATGAAGCACAAGACTCAAACGTGCCTCAAATGAAAGCGCTTAAGATAATGGCCAAAAACGTAAAAGAGGAACATTTTTATTTAATAGGTGATCCCGATCAGACAATTTTTGAATTTGCGGGATCAGACGCAGATTACTTTCACAAAGCTGCAGCAAATCCTTATCACGAATTAAAAAACGGACTTAGATGTGGAAGAGCTATTAATACTTTTTGTAAAAAAATAATTGCACCTGTTTGGAAAAATTATGGTTATGAAAGAACATGGTTACCAGCCGTGTATAATAAAGAATATCACAAAATACCAGAGGGATGCAAAGAAGGAGATATTATAGAGGGCCATAAATACGATTTAACAGATCTTAAGCCATCTAAAAACTTAGATATTCTTTTAGATAAAATGAGAAATACTAAACAAACTTTTGTTTTTGCTTATAGAGGTTATCCTAGCAACGTCTATATAACTAAATTTTTAAAACATCACGGTTTTGAGTTTGCTCACGTAGGAAGTGAGGGCCCTCATGTTTCTAAGAAAGAGCTAAGATGCCACAAAGAATGGCCTGAATTTATACACGGAAAACCTGAAAGTTTAGATCAAATAAAACAATTTTGGAAATATCTTGGTCGAGAAGCCATAGTATGGGGAAAAGGAAGCTTCAAATTTGAAGGATGGATCAAACGAGACTATACTTATACTGAGTTAGTAGAAGCCAAACTTTTAAAACCTAACCTAAATAAGTCATTTGATCTTCTTATAACTGGGCAAAAAGATCATGATGATAGAATGCTCTATATAAAAAATGTTTTAAGAAACGGATTTGATTTTAATGCAAAGATAAGAATAGAACACGGAAGTATTCACATAATAAAAGGAACTACATTTCATAATGTAGTTGGAGATTTGTCAATATACAGAAAAAAACCCGAATCTTTTTTTATTCAAAGAAGATTAAAATATACTATGTTTAGCAGAGGAGTATTTGATTGTTGGGTTCTTAGAACATCCTCCGCTGATTCACGGGGATTGTTAGGAGATTATGGTCCTATTCCCGTTAAAAAATCATGGACACTAGATGAAGATTCTTTTCACAGAGAATGGAGACCTGATTGGAATGAAATTCAAAACCCCATAAATAATGACAGGAGAATAACATGAGTGCATACGACAAACAAATTGGAGGATCACATTATAAAAAAATGAAGATTCAACCAAGCAAGTTTGTAATTGAGAACGAATTGCTTTTTCCGGAAGGTAATGTTATTAAATATATCTGTAGACACAGATACAAAAACGGAAAGGAAGATTTAGAAAAAGCGATTCATTTTATTGAAATGATAATTGAAAGAGATTACAAATTAATACCGATGACAGAAGAAGAGGAATACCGAAATGCGGGTATTACTAAAGAAGAAGCAGAAAGAACTTACCCTCCAAAAAATTCTTGGGGAATGATTAAACCACCAGAGACTTCAGGCAAAGACTGGGTTGATGGTTATAAAAAGTGGAAGAAAGGACGTCCTCATAATTAATGTGTGTTCCACCAAAGTTAATTGATCTTGATTTAGAAGGTATTGATACTGTTGCAGTCGATTTAGAGACTTACGATCCCGGTTTAAAAGATCAAGGGTCAGGAGCCATACGAGGTAATGGTTTTGTATGTGGCATCGCAATAGCTACTGGCAAAGACACTTATTATTTCCCTATTCGTCACGCACATACTGATAATATTAAACCTGAAGATGCGTGGCCTTATCTTAATGAGAAATTATTTCAGAATTCAAAAATTAAAAAAGTATTTCACAATGCAATGTATGATGTCTGTTGGATTCGTGCAGAATCAGGACTCATGCCTCAGGGACCATTACTAGACACAATGGTTGCTGCTTCAATTATTGACGAAAACAAAATGAGATATTCTTTAGACGCTATTAGTAAAGAGTATTTAAAAGATTCTAAATATAAGTATGACCTGCAAGAAAAGGCGCTTATTGATCACGGCATCAAAGACCCCATGCTTAATATGCACAAATTACCTTACAGCTTAGTAAAAGATTATGCAGAGCAAGACGTTAACTTAACTTTACGTCTGTGGAACATTTTTAATGTTAAATTAAATGAAGAAAGAATAGCGGAACCTCATTCAGATAAACCAGTTTCGAAGAATTTAAGACATATCTTTGAACTAGAAACAGAATTATTTCTTTGTCTTGTTGATATGAAATTTAAAGGAGTAAGGATTGATGTTAGTGCTGCCAAAAAATTAGGAGAAAGATTAAGAAACACTAAAAACAATATAATTAATTATATCCAAAGACGAACAGGAATTAAAATTGAGATTTGGGCAGCGTCCTCTATAAAAAAACTTTTAGATAAATTAGAAATAAAAGATTATAAAACAACACCTAAATCTAACCGACCTCAACTACCAAAAAATTATTTAGAAACTCATGCAAATCATTTTTTAAGAATGGTTGCAAAAGCAAGAAAATTTGATAAAGCGGAAGGCACTTTTGTAGAAGGCCTGTTAAGCTTTGTTCATAAAGGAAGAATACATGCAGATATTAATCAGATAAGAGGAGAAAAAGGAGGAACAATTACTGGAAGATTTTCCATGGCTAACCCTAACCTACAACAGATTCCGTCAAAAGGATTTATTGGTAAGAAAATGAGAGAATTATTTATTCCTGAAGATGGACACATGTGGGGAAGTTTTGATTACTCGCAACAAGAACCACGAATCGTAGTTCATTATGCTTTAAAATTAGGATTAGAAGGAACTGAAGAAGTTGCTCAAGCTTATCAAACAGATCCAAATTCTGATTTTCACCAGATTGTATCAGACATGGCTAACATACCACGGCCCACGGCTAAAACAATTAATTTAGGGTTATTTTATGGAATGGGAAAAAACAAATTAGCTAGTCAACTTGGCCTTGATTTAACAGAAGCAAAAGACTTATTTAATAAATATCATAACAAGGTTCCTTTCGTAAAAAAACTTTCTTACGACCTACAAGAATACGCCCGAAGGAATAAATTTCTTTATACTTTAGAAGATCGATTTTGTCGTTTTGATAAATGGGAACCCATTGATAAGAAATGGGATTCAAAGAATAAAAAATTTTATGTTGAGGAAAAAATTTGGAATGAGAAAGAAAAAAAATACACATGGGAGGATGTTCCTGTACCTCTTCTTTCTGAAGAAAATGCTAAAATTCGTTACAAATCTGAATTACTAGATAAAGGCTATAAAAATGATCCACAATATATTAATTTTCAACACCACTATCAGCCTGCTTTTATTTACAGAGCACTAAATAAATTAGTTCAAGGAAGTGCAGCTGACATGACTAAAAAAGCAATGGTATTATTATATAGAAAAGGTATACTACCCCACATTCAAATTCATGATGAACTATGTATATCTGTTAAAAATAAGGACCAAGCCACACAGATTAAAGAAGTTATGGAAAAAGTAATTATACTTGAAGTTCCAAACAAAGTAGACTATGAATTTGGCCCTAATTGGGGTAACATAAAATAGGAGGAAACATGAATATATTAGATCAAGTAGAACACCTATGGACAGATCACAAAAAATTAGTGATTGCTGCAGTAGTAATTATGGTTCTTTTAGCAATTGCATAAAAAAGGTTATATGTTAAATGGCATATTTAAACGCGAACATACCTGTGACGTACGCACAGATCAGGAGGGAATACCTTTATGACCTTAAAAAACATCATGGAGAAGTGGAAGACTGTATTATATTTGCAATGGCATCGATTACAGGGCGTCCCATATTGTTTCATGCAATTATGGAAAATGGTGCTGTCTTCTATCGTTTACCGATTAGCGCCTTTATCCAAAGAGGATTTGATGTCGAAGAAGTTCCTCGGCCTAGACTTGACGAGTTGGAGCTTTGGAATTGTTTCAGTTACTATCCTGCTGTCACTTCTTTCGATATCCTAGACGGCCAACACGGCAAATACATAGGAAAAGACAAGAAATGGCATCCTGGTTCTTATCTTTTTACTGTTGACTGGGCACACCCAGAGAGTAATATAGTAGATACAGATCATTCGGAAATTCCGCACGAGCACAAGTGCGCACACATACTT